ATCTGCTGTTGTATTAGCATCTAAAGCATTCATACCAACAGCAATATTATATTGACCTGTTGTGTTTGATGATAAAGCAGCCCTTGCTATAGCAGTATTATAATTACCTGTTGTATTGGCAATTAAAGCTGCATCTCCTACTGCTGTGCAGTCATTAGCAGTTGTATTTGCTCCTAAAGCATATGTACCAACAGCAGTATTTCTGGTTCCATTTGTATTATCATCTAAACTTTCTAGACCTACAGCAACATTTCTATCGCCAGTTGTGTTTGCAGTTAAAGTAGCATAACCAATTGCCGTATTACTATTAGCCGTTGTATTTGCATCTAGGGCAAAGGCACCAATTGCAGTGTTGTTTGCTCCAGTTGTGTTTGCTTTTAAGGCTTCATATCCAACAGCGGTGTTATTAGTTGCAGTTGTGTTTGTAGTTAAAGCTTGCTCACCGACAGCAGTATTTCTATGTCCTGTTGTATTGCCGTCCATTGCAAGATTACCAACAGCAGTGTTGTCATCTCCAGTTTCGTTCGTATCTAAAGTGCCATAACCAATAGCAATATTTCTTGTTCCTGTCGTATTATTGTGTAAAGCATAAGCACCTATAGCGACACCCATACCAGTAGTAGTCAACTCCATTGCGTCCTTGCCAATCGCTACATTGTTAGTATTGGCATCTGCTGTCTTTAAACAATTCTCACCAATAGCAACGATTCCAGAATGTGTTGTACTTGTAGTAAGAGCGTAATAACCAACGGCAACATTACCTGATCCAGTTGTATTGGCATCTAACGCATAAGCACCTACAGCTACGTTTTGAGTTCCTGTTGTGTTAGCACCTAAAGAATGATGCCCAACAGCAGTATTATTATTTGCAGTTGTGTTTGCATCTAAGGCAAAACTACCCAAGGCAGTATTATTATCTCCAGTAGTATTTAGTGCTAAAGCTTCTGCTCCTACGGCTGTATTAACAAGACCTTCTGTGTTTGCAGCTAAGGAACCCTGACCAACACCTGTATTTTGATAACCTGTTGTATTTAAAACTAAAGAATGATGCCCAATAGCAGTGTTATTGTTTGCAGTTGTATTTGCTCCTAGTGCATTTTTTCCAATCGCTACATTCTGTACTCCAGTCGTATTAGCGTCTAAGGCATAAGCACCCAAACTATTATTACTATGCCCTGTTGTGTTTACTCCTAATGCTGAACGACCAACAGCAGTATTGTCGTTAGCAGTTGTATTTGCATCTAAGGCGTAAGCACCTACAGCAGTATTTCTTAATCCTTCAGTATTTGCTTTAAATACATCTCTACCGACCGCTGTATTCTCGTCTCCACTTGTTATTGCTGTTCCTGCATCATATCCAATTAACGTATTACTAATTGCATCTGTTCCAGTAAAACTATCTCCTGCATTTGTACCAGCAACAGTATTAGCTTGAGCATCACTAAGAACAACTGCTCCTGCTGCCCCTGCAATCGTTGTGCCGTTGATTTTATATTCTTTTCCTGAAGCTAAATTAATATGTTCACTACTTGTCCAAGCATCTGTTGAATCAACCCAATTCCAAGTTTTATCACCATCAGTTGAATCAATTGTTATACCCGCACCATCAACAGCAGCATCATTACCATTACCCTTTGCAATTTCAATATTTTTATCTTTAACAGTAAGAGTAGTCGTATCTATAGTTGTAGTCGTTCCACTAACAGTTAAATTTGCGCTCAAAGTCACATTTTGAGAGCTATCAACAGAAATAGCAGCCGTTCCGCCTGTGCTTATAACGAAAGTATCTGAACCGCCACTAATTCCTGAATTTGTATCTGAACTAAAACTAAAAGCTGGAGCAGCAGCAGTACCATCTGGAGCTTTGCCTAAAACATTCGCATAAGTAATCTTTTTATTTACTTCTGCGCCACTAGCATCTACATCAAGAATCGCAAAAGTATCCCCTGACGCTGGAGCCGTTAAGGCTGTAAACTCTGAAATTTTGCGGTTTGCCATTTACGTTTTGATGACGTACATCATTGCTATGTTACGAGGTCTGTTTTCACTATTGTTTTCTGTTCCACCTTTATTTGTCTGACTAATTGAAGTGCTGACAGAAATACCTGTTGTAGCAGATTCAGTTGGTTCGTAACCACTAAGACCTGTTCCTGATTCTTCAATAACACCGTCACCAGAATGACTATTTGTGTAGGCAACTTGGTGAATATGCCCAGGATCAGTAACACTAGAACTAGCAGAAACACTATGATTGTGCTGGAACATCTGAGAACCTTGGGAGGTTGCAATTGATCTTCCAGAGTCAGTCCCTTTACCGTTATCAAAACCTCTTATAAATTCACCTCTTAAATCTGGCAGGTTAAAAGTAGAACTTCCATTTCCTGCACCATAAGCCGTTCCAAGAACAGCAAATAAAGCTGCATAAGTTGTACGGCTAACTGCTGCACCATTGCATTCCAAATAATCAGATGGAACAGTCGCAACTGCTATACAGAAAACAGCACCAGATGGAACACCTTGAACAGTGGTAAAACTAAGGACTCCAGATCCATTTGTCTGAAGCATTTGCCCATTTGATCCATCGGCTGACGGGAGAGTAAACGTAAGATTTGAACTAACAGTAGAAGCAGCTTGTAAAGCAACCCAATTACTACTATCTGAATCTGCAAGTCTTAAATCACCTTGAGCTTGAATTGTTAAACCATTACTATCAACAATTGCTCTTTCCGTTCCAGCAGTTGATAGACCAATAGTATTTGCTGCTTTTCTAAATATTCCTGTATCTGCATCCCCATCAAACGCTATTGCTGGCGTACTAGCACCTGAAGCGTCATCAGCCAAGATGACACCAGTCATCGTGCCACCTGATCTAAGCAATAGCCCAAGGTTATCTTCTCCTACATCACCTATCTCTCTAAAATTTGATCCATCATATATTTTTAATTTATCGTCACTCGATTTCCCGTAAAGCATGAACTTTACAGGGTTACTAGGATCAGAACCACCGCTATTATTTGTTTTTATTGCATCAAGAATACTATTAATGTCAGCACGAACTACATTACCTGCGGCATTTTCAACTGTAAAATTCGTGACCTGTGACACTACGCTTTTACGTTTTGATCCATTCTATACCCCTTTGCCGAATCCTACAGCCTGATAAGTAAAGTTTTTATCAAGTGCTGTCGAAGATGAGCCATTCATAAACTTAACTGTAAAACCTGTACCTGAAACACTTGTAATTGTAAAATAATCACCATTAGCCATATTTTGTGCAGTAATACCAATTGAAGGCAAATAAGCATTAGCTCCACCAAGAGAAGCAGTACCAACAAAGAACGGTTTTGCGAATGTAATTGCTTTCCCTCCAGCAGTTGTCCCTGATGCAATAGTTGTTGTACTTTGCTCTGTTCTTGATGGGAGAATCGCTGTATAGCCTAATTGTTGAACATTTATATTTTGGTTCGTATTTGTTGTTGCTAAATTCGCCTTAAATTGAAATGCTCTTGCTTTAAATTCTCCATTAGCAAATACATTAAACGAACCATAACTAGAGGCATCTGTACTTGTTTTTACAAAGACTTGGCAATCAGTATCATTTGCAGGATCTCCATCAAAGTTAGTAATACTATCAAAATCTGGAACATCATCAATATCGCTACCGATTAAAACACCAAGACTTTGAATATGTCTTCTTAAAGTCAATGTAAATACACCGCCTAAATCTAAAGTATCCGCAAACTCATAAGTACCTGTGGCATTAGAGCTAGGATCTGTTAGTTGCAACGCTCCTCCTGTAAAAGTCACATTTGTTTTTGTACTAGTACAACTACCCGATCCAGAAGCAGAACAAAACGGTTGAGCAAGTAAATCTTCTCTTTTAGTTAAAACTGCTAATTCTTGTCCTATATCTGGAAGATCAATAATAATGCTTGTTTCCCCTGCTGAAAAACGTAATCCATCATCTTGAAACTTTAAAATGTACTCACCTTCTAGAGCTGGTACGACAGCTTCAGAAGTATTTCCTGCTAATGCGTTTACAAGATCAACTGAACCTGCAAACGTCCCAGATCCATCTGTTTTATTAGAGTGCCTGACATAAACCCGTCCTCCATGTAAAACATCAGCATCGGTTGATTTGTCCCACCTTAACCTCATCAAATGATCACCAACTGGCTCTGCTGTTAAATTGGCAACATCGACTGGTAAAGATGTTTTACCTTCTGCGTTAAAAGTCGCATCTAAAGAAGTCGGAGAAGTTTCTAATAAAGCGTTAAAAGAAAATATTTTAAATTCGTAAGTTCCTTCTTCACTATTATCTATTTGAATATCAGGTCTAAAAACAACTTGACTTTCAAAATTACCATTAGCGAAACGGTATTGAACTAAGTATTGATTAACACCATTAACGGGAATCCATGTCGCAAACAACCTTGAAATTGCAACACCATTTCTAACAATAGTTTTCTCTTCAAAACTGACAGAAGTTGGTGGTTCTGCTGGTTGATTTAGAATCGAAACACTTCTTGCAGGTAAAGCCAATCCTTCTTCAATATTTGCGTATTTATTAGATTTATAAGATAAAGCTGTAATTTTATAATTAATACCATTTGCTTCTTCTACTGTTATGACTCTAAATTTTTGAGCTTCAATTGTGTCACTAACTAAAAACCATATTGAATTAACATTAGGAGCTTCAGATAACGCAGAATCTAAACTAATAACTCCATTAGTAATACTTAAAACATTTTTTGTTTCCACGGAGTTATCAGGCATAACTACACTAACTTTTTGATTCGCTCCACCAAAGGTTGATAAATCTTGGGTATCATCAACAGTAATTGCTGTTGTAGTTGCAGTATTTATGCGCCCAGAACGCCTAGCACCACTACGAACTGGATCATTTATATCTATCACTGCTCCAGGTCTAATTGTTACTCCGGCATCGACAGATGTCGTAAACGCAACAACTTCTGACTCATTTTGTTCCGCAAAAAGTATTGCCTTCCCTAATCTTTGAGCTTGACCACGACTTGTGCAAGCAAAGGCTCTTACATCTTTTTTGACAACTCCCAATTTCGTCTTGGCAGTACTATCTTCTACAACCTCATAATCTATTTCTCTTGAATCCATATTGTAATAACTAACAGCTACAACAGAATGTCTTGTCTTAAGTGACGATCCAGAATAAGAAAATCCTTCTTCAGTTACATTTGCAAGACTGAATAAAAAACTTGCATCAGTTGGTTTATCTTGTGCAATTGTTATCGTTCCTGCACTCCAAATTGGCATACATCTCATCACCCCACAAAGTTCTTCAATAACATTAAATGCCTCGTTTGCAGATAAAATATTTACATTGCAGCTAAATCTTGCTTCCTGTCCTCCAAAACCATCATCAACTAATGTATTTGCAAATTTAGAAGCATCAACAAAACTAAATAAATCTAAATTACTATCAGTTATATGATCTCCTAAACCATATCTAGTAGTTGTAAGAAGATCAAGTAACACCATTGCAGGGCATGAACACCATTGCGCTGCAGCCATAGTGCCATTAAAAATATAACCAGTTGGATATACAATTCGACCTGTATTACTATCAACAGTAGGGGTGCCAGAACCAGAAGCTCCTGCACCTGGAATCCTTATTTTTACACCTCTTATTCTATATTTTCTATTTGGAATATTGCTTACAATTTTACTATCAAGAGTTAAAGCAGCATAAGCACTATTAGCATAAGCTTGTTGATCATCAATTAACTCTTGCATTGACAAGACATTAAAAGAATTTGCCAATGACGCACTTGTGCTATCAGCCGTTACACGAACAACTTTTATATCAACAGGAAAAGCACCATCAATTGTTACTCTGTAATCTTTTGAATAGGAATCACTGGTACGACCAGTAATTGTGTCAGAAATAACATCAGAAAAACCACCTGAATTGTATTGAATTTGTATTTTTAGTTGAACGCTTGCACCTAATAAATCACCGTTATCTTTTGCTTCTTGTAATTGCGGAAAATTAATTGTAACTCGAACAGCATCAACAGTTGTTGTTGTAATTTGTTGAGTAACTCCACCGTTTGCAACAGTACAAGCTCTAGGAAACCCAGAAATAGGACTTGATGACTGTTCTATCCCTGGTATGTATGTTTGACTAGCTGTTCCAAAACGAGGAGTAAAAGTTACATCTTGATAGTTATAATCTGTTGCTTGAGGATTAGTTGAATCTGCTCCTGATTGAAGAATAGGAGTGTTGTCTAAATAAACATCTTTTAACGCAGCAGTATTATAAGCAGTTGTTCCTTGTGTACGACCTTCTTTTGATGCAGTAGCAAACCCTTCTATTTCACCTTCCGAGATTAGATCTTGCAGAGTTACGAATTGCCTACTGTTTAAAGTATCAGGCGCACGTGTTGGTTTAGGAGGAGACTTAGGGCCACCACCACCAGAACCTCGTATTATTTTCGTCATGCTGTTACCTGATCAGTCGTTAAGTTCATACTAATAACAGTAGAGCCTGTAAATATTTCTCCATACACGATTGGATGCGTAGTTCCTGCCCTAGATGTGTTTGGCGTTCCACCAAAGTCAAACGAGATTCGTGGATCTTGATCGTTTTCAAACTTTTCAGGTTTAGGAAGAGGAAACAATATATTTGTTACTCCTTGCAAAACTAAACTTGCTCCAACCATTGTTGCCCCACTAGCCCACCAAGCTGCACCTTTAAAAGCAGTACCAGCCTTTAATCCTGCTAAAGATGCTCCACCCGTAGTAAAAGCTAATCCTATTAAAGCTGCCCCTATTAAAATCCTCCCCGTATTACCTCCAGCACCAGCAATCACAGGAACAATCTTGATTTCTTCTGCTACTGGATAATGTATTTCTTCTTCTCCTATATCATTTCCATCTGTCAAAACTTGATAATGCCTTGTATTCATGTGAGCCTCTAGTTGAGGCCAATTCATAAATAAAAACCTAATAGAATCTCCAA